ATTTTTAATTTATGTAAGTTAAAACGTGCAACAAAAAAGATACATGTAGAATATCTAAAAGAGATTGCACCTAGAGCATCACCTCCCAAGAAATATGATATTGATATATATCCTATGGTTGGTGAATATCTTAAAAATGCAGATAGAAATGAAATTGCTGAAATGCTAAAGGATAATAAACCATCTGATACTCAGTTCCTATCTTGGTTAACTCCTAATATGCACCCTAACAAATTAGCATACATTGATTTTGCAGTTAAAAGAAAGTTAAGTAATGATTACTTCTATGAAATGTTAGCCTTTGTTCATGACGGTAGAATGTATAGAAAATTAGTAATGCCTACAAGGAATTCTTATTCAGTAGTTCCCAAGATATGTAGAAAACTTAAACTTAAAAAATCAGATGCTTATTTACTAAAATCTTTATTACAAGATAAAAAGTTTTTAGAATATGCTAAAACAAAATTAGACAATACTGAATGTAAAATATTAGGTATTGGTAACAAAACAAGAAAGAAAAGATACGCCCCAATACAACCTAAACCATCTTTAGGGGCATGGTTATAATAATGGAGAAATTAAAATGAATATATTTATACTAAACAAAAACCCAACAAAAGCCGCACAAGATATGTGCAACAAACATGTAGTAAAAATGCCAACTGAAAGTATGCAGATGATGTCAACTATTGCAGACCACTTAGGATTTGATAGTCCTTACAAACCTGTAATGTTAAATCATCCTTGTACCATTTGGGCAAGAAAATCCAAACAAAACTTTGAGTTTCTAAAAACTCATTGTGAAGCATTATGTGCAGAATACAGTGTTAGATACTATGGTAAAATTCACAAAGTAGAAACTACATTAAAAGAATACGAATCTGTTTGGAAACAGGTTTTACAAGAGTTACCCGATATAGGATTGACTGAGTTTGCAGTAGCCATATCAGAAGACTCTATCTGTAGAAAAGAAGAAAACTTTGATGAATTATCTGTTGTAGATAAATACAGAATGTACTATGTAAAAGATAAGATTACTTTTGCTAAGTGGAAATATGGAATACCAAAATGGTTTTCTTTAATGAAAGGAATGAAAGGAGTGAGAATATAATGTTGTGGACAGAAAAATATAGACCAAAGAATATTAAAGAAATATACGGACAAACTAATTTTGTATTAGATGCAGAACATTGGATAGAAAATAAAGAAATGCCTAATCTTTTGTTATATGGAATAGCAGGTGTTGGTAAAACTACTGCGGCTATTGCTTTAGCAAATAGTTTACTCGGTGAATTTAAGGGAGCAAATTTCTTTGAGATTAACTCATCTGATGATAGAAAGTTAGAAACAGTTAGAACAAGGATAAAAGAAATAGCATCAACAAGTAAGATTGGTGATGTACCATTTAAAATTATATTACTTGATGAAATGGATGGTATGACTAAAGATGCACAAAATGCTTTGAAACGTATTATGGAAAGATATAGTTCTAATTGTAGATTTATTATTACTTGTAATAGTAGACATAAAATTATATTTCCCATACAATCTAGGTGTGCAAACTATTCTTTTAATCGGTTAAGTAATTCTAATATGACACAAGTTATGGTTTCAGTTTTGAACAAGGAGGGTATAACAAGCGTCTCCGATGATGACTTGGAAAAGTTCATAACCTACCTACACGGAGACATAAGAAGAGGACTCACGGAGTTACAGGCATCAGTTTCTAGTAATTCTAACCTCATATATCAAATAGATAAAAACTTAGAACCATATACTAAAATATTAGAATTAATAAATACAAATGAATATACAAATTGTTTAGAGAAGGTGCATAAATTGTTATATCAATCAGTAGACATGAAGACTATATGTATTAATTTACATGATACTATAGTTAAAAGTGACTTAGAACATAATCAAAAATTTAAATTATTAAGAGTTGTAGGAGAATCGGAATGGAGAAGTAGTAATATGACTCCAAAGGTTTTAGCATCTTGGATGGTAGGGCAGATGATAAAATGATTGAGATTTTTCTAGCGTTTTTTGCTCTAAGATTTATAATAAAATTTTTAGATAATAAACCTAGAAGGTAGTGATAAATATGAATAAATTAGATTTGAATAATGATGGTGTTGTAGACCATAAAGATGTAGCACATCTTTTACTACGATACGAAATAATAGTGTTAGGTGGTGCGTTACTAATAGTACTACCAATATTAAACACTTTAAATTATATTAGTGTAGATTCCAACTTCTTTTGGATATTATGTGGCTTAGTCATGTTTACCGAAGGATTAGTAGAAATAAAACAAATGAATAAAAAGAAAGGAAGGAATAAAAATGAATGAAGAAATAAAAAATGAAATAATGAAAGCGGCTGAATTGCTCGGTATGACCGAGACGGATGCGATGGCTAAGTTTGAGGACATATGTACTCAAAATAGTATTGATGCATCTCACGAACCTCTAATGGCGAGGGCATTGTGGAGACAATTTTTCTCTAGTGCTAGAAATGTACTAAAGAGAAGTGAATCACAAACAAATACATCGAATCAATCAGATTCGTTATTTAAATCGGCATTTGGGTTCTTTATTGCTTTAGATGAAGCAAGAGACATGATGGCTATTCAAAGACAAAGAATTGTTAATGAATATAGAAGAGATAGTAATACAACATTTAGTCTCGGTAAAGTAGCAATATTTACTGCAATAGAAAATGAAATGTTTGAAGGACGTATGATGTTGGATGGAGTAGAAAAGGTAATACAAGTTTCAACTATTCCTAACAACAATGTAGATTTAGAAGATGGAACATATTTAGTTCCTATTGATTCTAACAATGCAGATTGGAATAAAAAGAACTATGGAAAACCTTTGGCTAAAGAAGAGTTTAGAAGAAGTGGTGTATTTATTGGAGAAGTAAATGGTAACTTTGGTAAATACTTCTTTAACTACAAAGGTGCATCAAGTAGAACTTTTAGTCCTACTACCTTTGAGTATGTTCACTTTACTTGTATTGTGAACTCTAATGATAGTAGTAAGATTCATGGTGCAACAAATAAGACTATGGATTCTCTAATCTTTAATGTTGATTTACCGGAAGATTCTGAATTAAAGAAAGATGTATCTAAAACAGATATGAAAGAAATGTTAATGATGTATTCTGAAGGAAACTACAGTCCACTTATTGACTTATCTAGATTTCATGATACTGTAAATGATAAACCATATTCTGATAGATTTGTATTTACAGAAGGTAACGCAACTAGTATTAATATGACTCCTACTAAAAATGGTAATAGAATTCTAACTCTAGATGACTTAAATACTGATTTTGATTATGAAGGAGACGGTTGGAGTGGAACTACATGTTGGATACCGGAACATATCAACATTGATTTCGGTATAGGTTCTAATGTTATTGTAGTAGGTAGAACATCACAAAGTACTGATGATAATGGCGACCCACAACCACCATCTATTAATGTAAATGGTATGTATGTCATTAAGGCTAGAGGTGGAAGCCCTGAAGCCATAGACTTCGTAGAAGAAGATACAGATAATTGGTTTTTCGACTGATTAGACTTTAGAGTAGCCGAACTCTCCCCATGTCGGTCAGAAGGGTGAAAAGCCCTTCAACAAATAATGGAGAAATTAAAATGAATGAATATACGATAACAAATAATATAATGCACGGTAAAAGTTTTGCATTTCCGATAGGTAATGCAGACTTTACTACTTGGAGACTAAATGATGATACAGGAGAATATTGGATGAAATTCCATTTCCCCTCCGGTAAAGAAATTAGGTTAAAAGTAACAGAAGAAGAATTAAACGATATTGTCCACAAATGGACAGACGTAAATATAAATTATAATGGTGATAAAAATGAGTTGGAATGTTAAGAAAGAAGAAGCAATTGAAATAATAAGTTATGAAGAAAGAAAGAAAGCAATACGTCAACAGATAAAAGAACGTATGGTTAACGATAAACAATATTTATTGTTAGGCATTGTAGGTTTACCCAAAACAGGTAAAAGTGGAACGGCTATGGATTGCCGAACTGAAGAAGAAAAGAAATCAGGAATGAAAGTATTAATTCTAGATTTAGATGATGGTTGTACTGCTACGTGGAATTCTTCTTGGAAAGACGAAAATATAGAAATTTATGTTCCTAATGTTCTAAAGAATGACGGAAGTTGGGATTGGGAACAGACATTTCATAACTGCCACGCTTGGTTAGAATATGCTAACGAGTGTGTTGAAGAAGGTAATGTAAAAGCAGTAGTATTAGATGGAGTTGATAAAGTAAATGAAGGCTCTAGCGATGTACTACGAGAAGCATTAGTAAAATCAAATAATAAAGGTCAATCTATTATTCATGATATAGATTCAATCAAAGTACAACCTTTAGATTGGAAGATTAGAAATAGAGTATATAATAGAATACTAAATCCCTTTATCGCGTTAAAAACAAATAGAATTTTAATTACACATTTAAAACCTATTTATGAAAATATAAATGTGCCAACTCCTGTAGGTTTTGAACCGGATTGGCATAAATCAACCCCGCAAAGATTACTACAGATACTAACAGTATCTAAAATTAAAAGAGCAGATAAAACAATGTATCGAGCAGTATTAGATGATTGTAAAACTAACCCCTCTTTAGTTGGTAAATCTTGGAATGTCTTTGAAGTATCTAAGACCGATAACAAGTGGTTAGGAATTGAAGAATTTAAGAATGGAGATTTTAAGTGAGAAACATGTCCGAATGGAATATAAATATAAATGCAAATAAATTAAGAGAAGCACTAGAAGATGTAGCACTAAAGGGAAAGTATTTCGATGGTATGGCGGCGAAAAATAGTCGTCTTTCTGAACATGCTTATATCCAATGTAGGGATAATGGGTTATTCATATGTAATGCAAATGAAGCAACTGCTTGTCTGATTCATCTTTCATTAGGTGAAAATGAAACTGTTGATTCTACTAGTAGTGTTGTTGTTGTAGATATAGATAAAACTACTAAACTTCTTAAAACTTTTAAGGATAGAGTACACATTAAAGTAGGAGACTTCCTAACATTTAGTGATGAATCTATTACAAGTAAAATGGCTAAGGTATTAGAACATACCTCAGTTATAATGATTAATATGTTAATTGTATATTTTGAAACAAACTCTCTTGAGTTATCTCAAGATGATGTAATGAAAACTTTTAGAAAGACTACCTTTGAAAGTAAGATAACTGTGTTAGATACAGAAGTAGTAGAAGTAGTAGAAGCATGTAATATTATGAACTTAGCAAAATATAAATTTGAATATGTAGAAAATGAACATCTTTCTATCTCTTCTAATAAAAGTGAAACAGAAACATTTACCATGACAGTTCCTACTATACATACGGCAGGTCAAAGTGCTACTGTTGAATTTACAGGAGTATTTCATAAGTTTATGAAAGGAGTATTTCAAATACACCTGAAAGATGATTCACCTGTATTATTAACATCAACTAATAGGATATTAGTTAAAGCCCCTTATTTGAGGTATTAAAATGATTATTAACAAAATAGAAACAGGAATAGGATTGAGTTACAAAGAGAACGGTTGGAGAATAATAAAAACTATACCTTACTCGGAGTATCCATCCTATTTCTATATACACGAAGAACAAATTAAACCTAACAAAATTAAAGTTAAAGATAAATGGGGTAGATTTGATTTAGAACTTACTTACGAAAGTAATGAAGACTATAAAAATTTAGAAGATGAATCCTTAGTAAAGGTTACTTGGACTCCGAACCATAGTAGGTATGCTTACAATGTAAGAAGATATTTTGAAAAGCAAGGAAATGAAGATTTAATTCATCCTACTTATGAAGCAGATGTGAAACATGAATATCGTTACGCTATAGATAAGATAGAATCTATTAAAGAATATGACATGACTAAACTTTATTTTGATATGGAATGGATGCAAGGTGGAGA